GCATTCACACTGAGTATCAGTACTTTACGAGATTTAACGAGTAAAATACACAGTAAAAAACGCCCGAAAAACCCCGTAAATACGATAAAAACTGATAGACTTTGCAAGTAATATGCAAGCTAATAGGAGATAGAATTATGAAGGTTTACGTTGAAGACAAAACAGGCAAGGTGTATTTCTCCATCACTCATAAGTGTAAGAGATTCTATATATACACAGGATTGCAATCGACAGAGAAGTTTGATGGTATGGTATTTCCTCGTTCAGACAAGTCTGCAAAGGCAAAAACTAAGCGACTGGCAGAGCTATATTCAAGCGTGGAAGACTATATACTGATGCACAAGAGTGAGGATGTTCCGATGCTAAAAAGCCATCTGAAAGAGATTATAAAGGGTGGCAAGGTAGCTGAGAAGAATTTCCTCGACTATATGCAGATGTGTGCAGATTCCAAGAATCTGAAAGCTGGCACGAAGAGAGTGTATGATGTGACTATCATCAGAATCAGAAACTACGATGCTAAGTGTACATTTGAAACCATCACCAAAGACTGGCTCGATAAGTTTGTGAAGCATGAATATGAAAGAGGACGAATGCCTAACGGAGTTCATATTGATTTGAGAAATATCAAGGCAACATTCAATTGGGCAATTGACAACGAGATAACGACTCTATTCCCATTCCGTAAGTACGTACTTCCACATGAGGAAACAAGAAAGCGTTGCCTTTCTCTAGAACAGATGAGACAGTTGCGTGATGCAGAGTTCCACACTAACCCTCAACGTGAATCAAGGGATTTGTTCATGCTAGGTTTCTATTTGATTGGCATCAATATATCAGACCTTCTCGATTTGAAGCCAACAGACCTTCGTGGTGGCAGAATATGCTACAAGCGCAACAAGACGGGACGATTGTATGATATAAAGGTAGAACCAGAGGCGTTGGAGATTATCAAGCGATACAAAGGCAAGAAATACCTTTTAAAGTATAAAGATAACATCAAGTTCAATCTCAAACACTTTGAGAGCAATCTGAACACTAGATTAAAGAGACTAGGCAGATTCAGAGAATATAGTAAAGAACCGATGTTCCCCTATCTTTCCACCTACTATAATCGCCATACGTGGGCAACGCTAGCAAGCGAGATTGATATACCGATAGAGACAATTGGCAGGGCATTAGGTCATGCAATGTGGGATAATGCGGTAACATCAACCTACATTAAATATGATACAAAGAAGATTGACGAAGCCAACAGAAAGGTCATTGACTATCTGAATGCTGATTTAGAGTGTGATAAAGACAACAAATAAAACACAAATGATGTTTTGAGTTTTTTAAAAGGGCAAATAAAAAGGGAGGCTGTTAACCTCCCTTTCTTGCTATTGGTTCGATAGAATAGTTTCTATCTTCTTACGATAGTCAACAGAGCCATCAATGAATGCGTGCATAAACAAACTACTATTGTTTATTGGCACGCTGATAGGCTCGTTGATGAAGTCCTTTGTGACTTCCGAGTTATTCACCAATGCAGAAACAAGTCGTTTCTTTTCGTAATCGAAACCTTGTGTAAATCCTGAGGCGAATGGTGTAAGTGAGTGAAAGAATGGTGTTGGTTCTTCACTAAGATTTTGCAGTCTCTGTTTCAGAGTCATGTCCTTGGTCTTTCCCATCATTATTATTCTTTTCAATTTCTTTCTCCATTTTATGCAAGCGTTCAACCTCTTGTTCGTAGATGCTATCTAACGCATCAGAACGCTTTAGGTATTGTGATAGGCTCTTTTTGCGCTGCATAAACTCAGCCTTATTCTTGTACTTCATACCTTGTAATGCGGTCAGTCTGTGTCGCTGCATTTCAAGGTGCAGCTCATCATAAGCCCATACCGTTGTCTGTACCGCTTTTTTCTCATTACTCTGTATTTCCTTTGAGAGGTTAACAAGAGCTTTGTATCTTCTGTTCTCCTCGCTTATTACCAGTTTGAATATTCCCCAACTGAATACGAATCCAAACCAAACGAATGCAATACTCCAACTGCCAGTACAAGCGTTGGATATTGCAAACGTAACACCCAATAACATTTCGGCATAGTAAACATCGAACCATCCGAAACACTTCTTAATCATTTTCTTCATGTTTTTTGTTTGATAAATTATTGTTGAGACGAATATAGAAATCCTCATCACTTTCTCCATTCTGCTTAAAGCTAAGATTGTTCTCTTCGATAAAGTCAAGGATAATCCAAATGCTCTTTTTCCCGAGGTTTCTAATCTTATCCAAATCAGACTTACCATGGAATTTGCGGAGTAAATCGCCTACGGTATATACGTCGCACCATCTGAACATATTCAGAATACGAACAGGAAAGCCACAGTCGTTTACATCTTTACCAAGTATTAATGGTGGAAGTATTGTTCCACCGATAGGAGTATCACCTTTTGCACGTCTGTATTCATCATAACTAGCTTGTGTTGCTTTTAGTTTCTTCTTTAAACCATCAATCACGATTCTCAAATCTTGATTTGTAGCAATCTCGGCAATGGCGGCATCCTCGTTGTACGTCAGCTTATTGCACGTCTTCTCTACAATCTGTCTGATTCTAGCAGGTGTCAGGTCGTATTTAAAAGACAATTCATCGTAGGTCATTCCGTTAATGATGTCCTTCAACATCTGAGATTCACGATAGCTGAGTTTTGGAGTGATGTTAAGATACGACATAGTGTTTATTACACCAAAAAGCATACCGACAGCGTTGGCAGCCAGTTTGCCGTTTGCGGTCGCTCTGTTTCTCAACTCGGTAAGTTCAACGTTTATTGCACGCTTGTGCGCTTCAACTTCTTTGAGCTTATCATCTATCATCTTTTCGTTGGCAGCAAGCATCTTGTACTTCTCGGCGTATTTTTCAACGTCCTCGCTGTTTATATACAAGATACCATGCTCGCCTACACAACTGCCAATGAGACCTTGCTCAATGTAGTTACTGATTGTCTGTCTAGATAAACCAAGTATCTCGGCAGCTTTACTTCTTGTGATTCTAGCCATATTACTAACCCTTGAATTGTTTCAGATTTAAATCTGCCAATCTCAGCTCTAACTGCTGAATAACGTTGTCGATTGTCTTTCCTTATAGTCAAGAGCAATCTCCTTCAATACTGCAATCTGAGCTTCAATTCTAATTCTATCTGCTACTACCATCATAATCAATATTGTTTATTAAGATGCGGTGCTTGCAAAGTTGTAGTGTACAACATGAACATAACCGCCATACATCTTTCCGTAAGTAACCTCTATGAAGTCAAAGATAATATCTCCACAATCCTTGTATGGAATCAAAGGTTCAGTAGGGAACGCTTTGTATTTCGTATAATAACGACTTACTTCTTGTGAAAGCAACTGCTTAAAAATATCCACTTCTCCATACTTCGAGAATACACCTTTGAACTCGTTTTCATTGTCTATAGCAACAACTACTCCAAGTTCTTTCTTGATACGTACACCCTCATATTCGTTGCAAGTGCCGTTAAATATTGTTGATGTAGTAAGAATCCCTTTTATCTCTTCCATACGCTTACTTCATTAAAACATCAAACAAACCTGCATTGTAAAGCAAGATAGTAAAACTTGCCCAAAACATCAGACGGAACCAGAAGTTTACTTCCACACAACTTTTGTGTGCCACCATTGAACCGCCTAAATCAATGGCAATCAAAGCTAAAATAAGAACTAATTCTAACATATATCAATTTCTTAAAATGTGAACACTAACAGCCTTGTTTACTGCATTAGGCTGCGACTCATTAAAACTCCTGATAAAGTTACGTTCCATTTCTTCAGGAAACATAGCTTTTTTCGGTTTCGGCATTGATAACGTGCCTACTACTTTGTACCCCCCCATAAGCGTTATTACACACTTGCGAGTGATTGTTTCTTCTCCAAACATATTCTCTAAATTTTATTAATCTAAGTTAATTTTAAAATACTCTTCAAGCCACTTTTTACAGTCTATGCGGTTGCAAAATAGCCAGAACTTCATATCTTATTGCTGTTTAGCTCATAACCATATTCTTTTAAGAACTGCTCTATAATATCAATCTTACCTTTCGGTATATGATATTTGTTTTTCAAATCATCCCTTGTGAAAGATATGAGTTTCTTAAATGTATCAATCTTAAAGTCTAAAGCTAAACATGAGATTTGCTTTGAATATTTATACTTTAAGATTGCCTCCAAGAAATATTTTTCTTCTGCTATAGGAGATAATACAGACAATTCTTTAGACAACCTACTGTTCTCGTCTTTAAGCTTCGCATTCTCACCCAAAAGGGTTTTATTCGCGCTTCTTAAATCACGAACCTCAACTGTATATTTAATACTACGTTCTATTAGTGGAATAGCCTTATTTATCTCCTTACGAAGTATTATACGTATCATTTCCTTCGTTAAATGACCGATATATGGCAATTCCTTTACAGAAACACCAGACATAAAAGAAACCAATGCAATTTGACTTTTAGTCTGTTTTTCTCCATATATGGCATTTAAAATTTTGGAAGCAAACTTATCACGAACGATACATAAGTTTCCTTTTCTTATGCTTCTAATCTCAGATAAGCTTTTTCTGAGTTCCATCATTTCGTCTTTTAGACTTTTCTTTAGATGGTCTATCATTTTTTCTTCGGCAGATATTACCTTGTACGAAGATTTATATCTGACAACATCTTCTGCGTTGACAAAGACTTGTCTAGAAACATTATCTTTTATTTCAAAAAGAACGTTTCTTTTTATAAGGTTCGATATTGTCTGACTGCTCACACCCAAATAATTTGCAGCTTCATTCCTTGTCATTCTATTCATAATCTCTACGTTTATGTTTTATATTATCTTTTTTTGAAGGCTCGGTAGTCTCGCTAGGAAACTCCCCTCTGCCTCTACAATTATTATGTGCGATTTTTTACCCACTTCATTCTGTGCTCAACTTTCTTCTGATTAGTGCCACTGTTAGCCTTTGATATTCGGTTCGTCAGAACCTTGTATTTATTGGCGCATCGCAATTGACCTTTTCTGTATTTGGCAGAAATGATAATGAGTGTTCCATCGCTTGCACGGAAAGTTTGGTTGTTGGTGCATACACACGCATCAACGTTTGCTTCGGTGCATTGGATTATCTTTTGTACAGTTCCAGACTTAACAAGAGACTTGATGGCTTTCTTCGCTTGGTACATCGTGCCGTTAATATCCTGCATCATTCTGCTGTTAGAGTAACTTCCAGTGTACTTCTTATCGAATGGTTTCTCCAACATACGAGCTTCCGTCTTACGAGCATTTCGTACACTTTTAATAGAGTGCCCATTAACGGCTCTACTATGCGTATTGATGACTTCTTCGATAATGTTTATCTTGTTACAGATAACAGCTTCACGTACAAGATTTTTAAGGCTCGGCAAGCTGAGATTTCTCAACTGTCCTCGTCTTGTCTTGTAACTATAATCTTTGCTATGTATTTTGTTCGCTATGATTTTCTTCACACCGAACTTGTTTGTTTCTATCCTGCAATAACCGAACTTGATAGCTAAGTCCAAGTATTGTGTAAATGTTGGCTTATTAAAACCAAGAGCCTTTGCTGCTTGATTCTTTGAGTTATAGTGAAGGTCTGATGCACGGAAAAGGAATTTTATCTTTAATGCAAAACAGAATGCCACTAAGCGGTCTTTATCGCTCAGTGCAATCTTAGCTTGCTCTATTCCTATTCTAATATTGTGCATACCTCTGATATTTAAATTAGAAACTCCAAAGGGTCAGAGGTAGAGAATAGCCCTTCGGAGTTTACTGTTTGGCTTTGTTTAATGCTCATACGGTCGCCAGCCGAATAGCAATATCTTTTCCTTTCCACATCTTACTCAGTCTCTACACCTTTCATTTGCGATACAAAGGTAAGCATTATTTTTGAGATTTTAAAATTCGTCTAAAACGCTTGTTAACAACACGAAAGGAAGATTAATGCGAGAAAATTATATATAATATCAATATATGATATTTAGATAGAGATACGGGGATTTTCGGGGGAATAATAATGATTTACAAATAACTAAAAATTTAGTTCTGTTTAACAAAACAAAAATGCCCCACACCACCAAAAATGATGATGCAGGGCGATATGATAGGTATAAAAGAAATGCGAAAGTAAAGCCCCACCATTGAGCACCAACGGCAGGGCTGAGATAGATAGATGAGTTCCAATGAATAATTGCTTTGCAAAGATAGGCAAAATATCTGAGAACTCAAAGAGATAGTGAAAATTTCTTCTGTAAGCGGCTAAAATAGTTCGTTGGTATGATTTATCGGTGCGATAGTTTAAACGTCTTGTATGCGCCATAAAACAAATCCTCGCCTACCACAATAGGTAAGCGAGGAACTATATATGCACGATTACTTAGTCCTTAATAGCCTCATTGACCTCGTAATCCATAATCTTTGCCAAAGTGTTGCTGATTAACGTGCTCATTACGTTGTACTGGCTGGCAAACTTATCGTCTATTCTGTCATTCACAAGCACACCATACTCTTCCTTGGCTCTATCGACCTCGCTCATAAAGTCCACGTACACCTCACGTAACTTGATGAGGGTCTTAGCCAACTTTGGCTGCTCCACGTTCTGCAACAATGTTGCATTGATATTCTGTCCGTTCATATTCTAATCTCCTATTAATTTAAATTGAGTGATGTCTGGCTATTCAAGCCAACAATGGTGAGCAATTCCATAAATGTAGCATCATACCAACGTATCTGTGTCTGCTGCTGAAACTTAGGGTCTTGCTGATTCTGTCCGTACTTGTCAAAGGCTGGAGTGATAACATACCAGCTATGCACCTTTCCTCGCTTTCCTGGGCGAGTAGCGTGCTTCACTACTCCTTTGAGTTCAAGCATACGATTGAATGCTTGTGCCGATATACCAACGTTGTGCGACTTCAATAAGTCTGTGGCAGCGTGAGTAATCGGCTTTTCCGTTCCTGCGTTCACTGCATTTGGCAGTTCAGCAGCCAATCCGAACTTGTCGCTAATCTTCTTTGCCCATCCAAGTTTGGATGCCTCGTTGATGTTGAGGGTCTTGATAGCCCAATCCGCAAACGTGAGGTTGGCTTGTAACTGCTCATTCAATGTTGCGCTTGTTGCATTTGCGTTGTACCGACCTGTCTTACGAATTGAAGGAAGGACTTCATGTGTGACCCACTTTCTAAAAGGTTTTGCCTTTGGACTATCACTACGGATAACCACATCATAAAAGCCCTCCTCTGTAACATACAGAATCTTCTGTGTTCTTCCGATAGAGTCGATAGAATCCGCCTGACGGATGTCATCAACATCAAGTCTTGACTTAACATTGCCAACGTTACTAACACCAAGCACGCCGCAAATGTCAGCCAAGCAAAAGATAGGCTGATTACTTGTATCAACAGATACACGAACTTGACCAAAAGCAGGATTACTAAAAATTTGCGTTTCGTTCATATTGCTATAAATTTAAAGACATGAAAAAACTGCGCTACGTGTTGTCTAAGTTTTATAGCAAACTCCGAGGGTAGTTTCCATCCCTCGACACGGCGCAGTAATCTCTATATAAATTACTTTATATTCAATAAGATTAGATACAATAACGCACCCTCATAAGAATATGCGTAAATCGTACCGCTATAAAATTTAGACGTTGCAAAGATACGAAAAATATTCCTATCTGCGTGCCTAAGAAGTAACCTTTAACCAAACTTTAACATTTGGCAGTTATTAATTATTCGATTAATTTGTTTTTTTGGATATAATAAATCCCCACCTATACTTGATAGATGGGGAAATGGAATGCTAGAAATTATATCTCGTATAATATACAAACATATAATCCTCGTAACCTCTTTGGTTTATGCGAACATCAACGAATGTTGATGATGATTCTTTATCGTTTCCGTTAGAAAAGAAAGAGTCGGATGCACTAACAGAAATAACCCTGTACCTTTCTTTGAAAAATTCCGCAAGTTCCTTTGCTACGGATGGCTTTTGGTCGTGCTTTATTAATACCATTACGGTATGCAATTTTCCTTCGTTATTAAAACTGTATGATAAACCTGCAACATACTTCCCATCTCCACCAAAATAGATATTTCTTTCATCCTCTTTTACGATTTGTCTTTTTTCGTATGCTTTTACTTCTGCTCTAGTAGCACCCCAAATTGTTAAAGGTTCAATATAAGTATCGTAAATTGGTTCTACATTTATAGTGCATTTTGCACTTCTTCTATCTGATGATGCGGTAATCTCGCACGTGCCGACGTGATTTGCAGTGATTATACCATCACTACTTACACTGGCAACAAAATTATTTGAACTATTCCAAGATGACGCATCGCCAACAAAAGATACTCTACCCGAACGTCCGACAATAGTCATATAGGTATCTTTCAGGAATCCAAAACTAGTTTCTCTTTCTTCATCACTGCTGCAAGATGTGAATGATGCAGAACTAAACACCACGGCAATCATAATTGCCATAAGCGTTAAAATCTTTTTCATTTATAGTGACTTAACCGTGGTGTCGAGGGCTGTATGATTATTAATCATTATTGTCTATTTCTCTTCCGTTAATGGCTGAATTTACCATAGCTTGAAAATACAGGTAGTTAGCCTTTGCATCTTCTTTACTCATACCTTTCTTGATAAATTCATCATAAACAGCCTTTGATGAGCCATATAGAAAACCTTTATCAACATCATTAATGGCTTCTTTAATTGAGTTTCTTCTGTCCTTTTTGTTTTCCATATCCAAAAGAGCCTCACAATATGTTGTTTCCCCTTCATCGCTTTTAACTAACTTAATGAGGGTGTACTCCATCTTTGATGAATTATATCCACCAAAACCATTCTGACCTATACCAATAAAAGATATAGTACACATAGAATCGTTGGAAAAAACGACTTTCTCGTTTGTGATTTTGAAAGTTTCTGGATTTTTTGCCAGTTCTTCCATCGTGTCACGTAATTGTCTCTTCGCTTTCTTCTCAAACGAATTGCAAGAAGAAAGAGAAATCACGGCAATCATAATTGCCATAAACATCAAAATCTTTTTCATAATTATATTTATTACAGAAAACTAATAATTTCTTTTGGGTTTTACATTGATTAATCGCAATAAAACTGCTCTGTTTCGTAAACTGGGTCTTTGAAATCAACAACGTCACCATCCTCATCTAGGATTTCCTTAACTCCATCATAGACTTCATAATGAAAGTTATTGCTGCGACCTTCCCAACAGTTATCATTGTCGCATACCTTATCATACCCTTTCGTATTGTCGGTACAATATTGCTTTGCCTCATCCAATGTATCAAACTCTGCAACATTGTTTATCTCAACAGTATTATTGTAATATATCTGATATTTCTTCATATCCGTAAGTTTAAATGGTTAGTTTATCTTTCATTACTTTTTTTGACAATATCATCGAGTCCTTCTCCCTCAAATAATCTAACTACCTCTTCCGTATCTGCGTATCCACCTTCAGTGAAGTTTTCAGCCAGTTCCAATGTAGCTGCATACACAAAAGCATCTAAACCATCATAGTTATCAATGATGGTCTGTTGCTCTTCTGAACACTCCCAGCCATCATCAAAAGGTGAGAACTCCTGGAAATTATCATCATCAACCAACTCTTCCGCAAGGGCTACACGGTCAGCAAAAGAATTGAGATACTTGAGCAATTCGATGGCTCTTTCATCAGTATTTCCATTTTCCCCTAAAATTACAAGGTTGATAATAGATTCTGCAAGTGCAGTTTTGTCTGCTGTTCGAGCGTAATCCTTGAAGTAAATAGGGCTATCTTCTTTCCATTGTGACGGAGGAAGTGCTAAGAGTTTGTTTCTTTCCTCTAAGTCCAACTCTACAAAATGTTTAGTTTGATTCTTCATAAATTTGCGCTTAACCGTGCTGCGTAGGGCTATATATTTATATTATTTTCAAAAGATAACGCAATATGCGTCATTATATTGTGTGTATGGCAGAATTTTTAATCTTTATTTCTGCCCATGGCGCAATCGAACAATGTGCCGATTAGCCAAATTGCTATTAAGAATGCCATAACTTAAACCTCCTCTGTATTATTATTGTTGTTATTCAGTTCCTTGTAATACTGCTGAATCTCCTCATCAGTCATACCCTTTTCTCGCATTACACGATAGTTTGCAGAACCACGTCTGAAATAAACCTGACTGCCATAGACTGAGCGTAGATTGTAATACGCACTTCTTACCAGTTCTTTCGTCAAAACCTTGCCAGTGGACGAATAAACGCCCATCTGCTGCAACATCATAGCTGCATCCGCAAAGTTAGGTGTAGTCAATTCAGTAAAGTCATTGGTACACTTCTTAACCACATTCCATATAGCCTTGTTGCAAGGTTTCTCGGCAGCCTCTTTCTTGCGCTTTTCCGATGCCGCCTTCTGTGCATTTGTCAAGTCGCATTTTCTAGGTCTGCCCAATTTCTTAACGACCTTACCTGACTTTGAGATAAATTCTCCGTCTTGTGCCAACTTCTGTTTGCGCACTTCCAATGCGCTCTGTGTTCGCTCTTGAATGAGTTCACGCTCCATCTGTGCCGAAAATGAGAATGCGAACAGTAGCATTTCGTCTATCGCTTTCAGATGGCTGCAATCAAGGTCAATGCCCATCTGCACAATTACCAAGCGCACACCACGTGGCTTTAATTCATCATTAACAAACTTGTTGATGTCGCTCATGGAACGACCGATACGGCTGACCTCTGACACAATAAGTATATCACCCTTATCAAGCATCGGCAACACTACCTTACCAAGGTTTCTATCCTTATAAGATACCTTACCAGATACTCCTTCCTCCTTCACTTCGTGAGTAGCTTTCAGATTGTGACAATTCAACCATTCGTTGATTGTTCTTTCCTGCTGCTCCAATGTCTGCTTCTCAGTAGAGACACGACTGTATATTATTACTTTCTGTTTTGGCTCATCATCATCGGTCATGTTTGCCTTTGCGTTGCAATTCTTATCCGAACGGCAAAGATAGTGACCTTCTGCCATCATGCAGTAAGGGCAATCCTTACAGCCAATGTTCACGATGTCGTATTTTACGGATGCGCCACCTGCATTCTTGATTTCTGTTGTCTTCATTTCTCCTATCTCCTATCCTATCTCTTATTACTTTAAACGTTACTTTCTGCTATTTATTGTCCACGATAACAGAATGATACATGAAAATCGCTACTTTTACGCTCTCGGTCATTCTCAATCACTCCAAACATATAAGTATCAATTACGTAATCTACATCATTGTTCTTGTCATGTTCAATTCTCTTCACCCATTCCTCAACAATATCAGGACACCAAGCATCGCCAAGGAATCTAACCAACAATTTGTTGTCTGTTTCTTGACGTACCAATACTGGCTCGTTTCCTACAAATCCAACCATTTCTGTATTGTCTTTGTTCCAAGCGTACTGACCATCATTGAACAAATCTTTTACTAAATCATCAAGACAAAGGTCTTTGTCGTTGATAGGGCAATGAGCTGCATTCTTAATATCCATAGTCTTATCACTTTAATTCTTGTTCTACAATATCGAAATTATCCCACGTCTCACCCTCGTTGTCTGAGATGTGATAGAATGAGTCTGAAACGCTGATTTGGAAATCGTCACAATCCAATGCTTTTTTATAGCTTTCCAATGTGTTCAGACCTTTGCCTTCCATCGCTTTTCTAGCCTTGTCTCTAGTATCGAAGACTTCTGCCTCAACCTCAACTGCCTCACCCAGTCCATGCTGGTGTGAATTGATAACTACATATACTTTCATTGCTTAACCCTCTACTTTAATAATTCCACGTCTTACCAAAGCTTTCACGAACTCCTCTAGAGTTAACTCCGACTTGTCATTGGTATATGCGCTATTGTATCTCCAATCGACTTTGAGCGGCTTATCCAAATCATATCTCCAAATTTTGTCCGTGTCACGATAATCTCCTACCAAAGCTATCTCTATCATCTGTCTGCCGTGAGTGATGTGTATTTTGGATTTATCATTGCAATTATCAAGCTCGCAGTCGTAGTTCTCTAAGAAACTCAGTTTTTCAAGTGTCTCATCATGCCACTTTTCAACCTTTTTGTCTTCCACGCTCTTTTCGATAGCCATCTTCTTTGATTCTGCTATCATTAACTTTTCCAATTCGTTCATAGCTTAACCCTTTCTACTATTTTGAAGTGATTATTCTTATAAAATCTAACAATACATCTAAGTTTGATTTGGTTAGATAGAAATATTCAAATGTACCTAAACCCCATATACTTTCAGATGTATATTCTGCATGCAAATCCATATAACAAGGTGATACATGAGGAAACTTAAAGCAAGGAACATTCAGATGCTCACAAAACTCTATTTCCTCTGTAATAACATACCCACGTAAAAATGCTATAGTACTCAGTTCATTTTTCTCGTCATCAACATAAGTTGTTCCTATATTGAAGCTAGACAAATTGCACCTACCTATATTCTGCTTAATATATTCCAGTGCCTCTTTTTTTGTTATTGTCTTTTCCATATTGATTAATGTTTAAAATTTGTTTCGATAAACATTATTTGATGAATATCCAAGATGATTGTATCTCCAAGAAATGAGTCGTTTATTATAAGTAGCTCATTCGTTCCGTCTATTCTATACTTGCAATTGTTGAAGTCAATATGAAAACGGCTATTATGGATAGCAATGTAAATTACCTTGCTTTCTGCTTTGGCTACCTTGATAGCCTTTCTTAATTGATTTACGTTCATTTTATGATGTATTATAAAAGTTTGTATATGTTATTAATTCACTCATTCCTTTGCTCCGTGGAGGTGGCAAAGGTAGCGTATGTACTACTTTGCCAACACCACATAAGCAATCGCCTACAGCTGTAGAAAACGGCTTGTCTGCTGCAATATCCAACCGCATATTGTTCGGTGGAATATCCAAGCATGAATGAACACCGATAGAGATAGCCACAACCTTTGCGGTTGATGCCGTTTCTTTTCGTTCTGAGACGTTTTCCTTTGTAGGTGGTGTAATTGTCTGCTCGGTGCATTTCTCGCTCGCTTGATGCTCATTTGGTACGCTATTCAATGTATCATCAGGTACGGATGCAATCTTTTCTTTTGATACCAATGATTTCTTTTGCGCATCCTTGAATAGCTTTTCCAATTTAACGCCATCCTTGAAGAAAAACGCACACCCACGATAGGAATTGCTTTTCGTTCGCTTATCATCAGGCATGAACTCTTTGCAGAATCCCGATAGCGTAAACAGTTCTCCACAGAATATAATCTTATTGTTTTCTGCTGCAATAACCTTTGTGCCATCTACAAACGTAAGTGTATCGCCTACATTTACACCGATAGCATCGAATCTAAACTTATTGCTAGACTTATCCAATGATACTACCTTTGCAGGTGTATCGGGTGCATCAACCTTTGTTTCTGCAACATCCTTTGCAGGTGCGCTATCCTTATAAGATGGAATGCCACAAATGATAATCTTTGATGTTATATCTCGCTTGAAATCTGTTTGCTCTGTTTTATCCTCTGTAGCGCACTCTTTTTCCTCAGTTGTAACATTATCCACCTTTGCAGGGATAACGTCTTCTGTAGGCTTATTTGTAGGCATATCAAAAGATTCTGCAAAGCCACAATAATCGTATGCACCAATGTAGCCATCAGATAGTTTGAATCCGTCATACTCATCATCAATATACATCGGCATCATCACACCAACTTCCAAACTACCTACATACACCAAAGCTTCAGTAGAATATCTTCCAAGTGCAAAATTGAAGTTTTCAAATCTCAGCAGACTATCAATCTTTAATCCAATCGCAAAATTCTTGTTTGGTACGTTTTCACACTCGCAAGAAATCTCAATACCATCATGATTATCATACATTCCGTTAATTGTGAATGTAATACGATTATCATTTTCTTTATGCTTGATTATTACGATACCGATAGAATTAAAACCTTTGTTTTTCTTTAACCATTTAGAAATGCCCTTCCAAGTCTTTTCATTTATGGTGCAAAGATTATCAGTACTAATCTTAGGCAATACAGAAGAGTAATTTACGTATCTGTTTGCCTCAGTCTTAGAGTAATATCCACAGCATTCAGATACCCAATATGTATTGCCGTTTGGTTCACGTACCAACTTGCAAGTAAGTGTACTACCAGACTTTGCCAATGAGCACATCTTTTTGAAGTCTTTTCCATTTACCAAAGGCAAATTATAATCGTATGAAAAATGCTCCGTGCTTACCACATCCAAGCCCTTAATTAGCATCGTGTGCCCATCACTAGCGGCTACTCTTCCGTTTCTAACATCCAAGCATACATTTCTCATAATAGGGCGCAAATCATCATTCGCACAATGCAAAGATAGCTTAGAATAGTATTTATTAATGAGTACCTTAACAGTGCAAAGTACTTCATTATTATCTTTCTGCTTGATAAACATTCTTTTCTTACTACCAATGCTAGCTAACTTTTCAAACTTAGCTACCAATGCAAAGATTTGAACTACACAGAAGGAACACACAAAAGATAGCACATTCACGCTCGCCATCGGTGCAATAAAGCAATCTTTCTCAACTATCTTTTGTGCGCTATAGTCATAGACTTTTTTGTTTTCTGTCTCCAAATAGCCATCCTTAAATGCGCTATCCTTCATCTTTGCCAAATCGGATGCGGTGTAATTGCCTTCTTTTACATTTACACCATCATTAAAAACCTTATCGGCTATCTCATACAACTTGTTTAAGATAGCCAAATTCATTTCTTTTTCGTTCATATTGCTAGATTTTAAATGTACTTATCCAATTCTTTTTCTAATTCTTCTTTGTTGCATTCCGGAAACCAACTGCAAAGGGTATCAATCGCCCACATATACGGATTGTTTCCATCATCAAATAATAACCAAAACATTTCAGCGTATTTGCTAAAATTACGATTCCAATTGTGCTCTTTGTACCATTTAATGGTACGTTCATATTCGGCTACCAATTCATTTTTTGTATGTCTTATCATATATCCAATTGTTAAAAGTTACACTTCGTAAAATTGCCCATAGCATTTTCCCCAAGCTACCAATGATAAACGCACACCACCATTTTTAATCGGTGATACGCTTATCTTTTCACGCTTGATACGTATCAGGCGTTTATCAAACTTGCAATAAAAGCGAATAAATCTATCTTTTAACTCGCTTTCTTTTTGCTCGCTTATATGTTCCAAGTGGAGGCTATTATATTCAGCATCCAACCAATTCTTTATTTTTTCCTTTGTTCCCATATCCAAGTTGTCTTTTTAAATTTGTGCCGTGCCAAATCTCGCTTTTGGAGGTAGTCTCTAACTACACACGGCTATAGTAACTTTTAAGCAATATCAAGCTATCTGTATGTAGGCTTATAAGTCCAATCGTATGCGGTATATTTGCCGCTTTTTATTACTACCTTAAACTCAATCACCCTTATAAAGGCTTTATTGTTCATTCTTGCATCCATATAGTCTAGTACTTTCTTTTCAATGTTATCTTTTGTACCAACTATTTTTTTAATCAGATAACGTTTGCCTGAATGAGAAGGGCGTTCCAGATATTCGCTTATTTCTGCTATCATATCTTTCTATCTTTATGTTATTAATTGAGCCGTACCAAGTCGCAAACTTGCGTACCTTACAGGTAAGTACGGCTATTTGATTAAGTCACAACTAAAAGAATCTATCAAAGGTATATTTAGGATTATTGAAAATATCTTTTAATGCTTTTTCTTCACTATCCCAGCATCCAATACCAAAATAATTATTAAGCACAAATTTGTTATCTATATTCTTGTAAAATGTGCCCAAATCATCATCAAGTGTTATTGTAACTTCATCAAAGTTATCATTATCGTAACAATACCAAATAGAGCCATCTCCACAATGATATTTTTTCCCGCTGAATGCGTAATTGTAGCCCTTATCTAGAATCTTCTTTCTTAATTCTGATAGTTGTTTCTTTGCACTACCAATTGATTTAAAAAACCTTTGATATAATTTTGTATCTTCTTTGCCCTCGCAAATGTTTTCGAGAGTTATTGTAATTACATATAACATAACTTTCTAAATTTAGCCGTTTATTTACCCTATATAGCCTTATCTTTTGCCAATTGATAAAGTGTACCAAAGGGAAAAGATAAGGGCACACACATTATTATTTAACCCTCAAATTTAGCGATAGTACTAGTTATTTCGCTAACTACCTGAATAAGACTATCCAAATATAAAGTATCATACACCAAAGTGCTTTTGAAGGTAAAATGCAACTCAAATTCATTTAAATCTTCGTGCCAAACATCAAAATGTACCATACCTTTGTTGCACTCGCAAAAGATATTATCATAATCGTGTACACCTTTATAGGTAATTTCTTCGTTTACTACATTTGCAGTAATACCCAAAGCACGAAGTATTAATGCTAACTTTTTTAATTCTTTCATATTGCTAATTATTTAATGTTACTTTGTGGTGCAAACTGAATCGAACAGTCTAGAGATACCGACTATCTTTGCACCTATCCAATATGTTTTATGATATTGTCTTTTTGCCGTAATAACGCAAATTAAGCATTTCCTTTTGGCTAGTAAGTTTGCAGTTACAACGTTTTTCATTTATGCTATAGTCTGCACCAAGCGCACGAAGACGGCTGCCTGTTGTAACAGTATTAAAACCGCCATCGGAAAAATACACATTGCCACGTACTTTTGCATATATATATGTATCATACAAGCGTACAAATACATTTGCACCCTTAACAATTACTTCTGTATTACTTTCTCTGTAGTTAACTTTATTATTTACAGCGTTAACCATTCTTTGCTCTATCTTTCTCATTTTATTTGCGTTTTAATAGGTTATTTACTCTTTTACGTACTTATTCCAATTGCGCCCTACAATAATGCCTAATACGTAAGATATAAGGGCGAAAACGAAAGGTATTGTTATATCCATAACCAATCAGTTTAAAAGAAAATCGAAGTACTTTGCAGCACGCAATTCATAGTCGTTTGCCCACATTTGACCGTAAGGCATACCAAGTAAATCTATAAATTTACGTGCTTTTGCCTTAAATACAATGTAATCGGCAAACAGGGCTTTAGCCTCCTTTGCTATTTTGTGAAAATTTGGTTTTTCGTCTTCTTGTTGTGCCGTGGCTGCTAAAACTGATACACGATTTGCAATATCGCTCAATTTGTCGGTATAGAAGTCTATCAAAATGTTTATTCTAATCTTTTTCATATCCTTATATTATTTGTACCTTTGCACCCACATAAGCGAGTGCAAAGGGTATTGTTAGTTACTTGTTTACTATCTCATTAATCTTGTTTGCCGTATCAATCAAAGAATAAGATTGCCCGACAAAACCGCCTCCGTACCAATTGGCACGATAAACGGAAAAGCCTAAATTATTTGCACGCTTTTTGGCAATTGCATACAATTGACTTTGGCTTAAATTGTCGTTTCTCATTTCCTCATCAGTAGTAAAAGCGAGAAAATGCACTACATATCGGGGATTCCCGTTTATATCATTATTCACACGACAAAAGCCAATACCATTCACAACCTTATAACTATTTCTATAGCTTTCAATTTCTTTATTTGTCATATATAGCCCTCCAATTAGTTTTAATTACTTCTTTTCTCCTAATTCTCTTTTTGCCAATTCGTTTGTAGTTGTCCATTCAACGTAATCCCAACTTGTGCCGAAATGGTCAACGCAAAGGATATACTTATCCAAAAGGTCTGAATAAGTGAAAAGCAATCCGAATGTTTGCTCTAGGTACTCTACATCGTCATCGGTGCAATCTGTAATAAACCACTGATAAATATCTCTTTGAGTTCCGTCTTCTTCATCGAACAGTTCAAAGCGCATATTATCATAAACAGAAGGGTCTATCTCTGTAATATTGTTGCAGAGGATAAGCGCATTATTACACCAATTTACAGCTACTGAATAATTTGTTTTATAAGTCTTCATACCTAAAATATTTAAAAGTTACTAATTAATTTGCTTATATCGGAAAAAACTAATAACTTTGCAACCGCTTACAAGTAATCCAAGTTATTAGTTTTTCTTTTAACTTGATTCGCCCACTACTTTTTTAAGGTAGTGGGTTTTTTGTTTAAATACACTCTACATCTCTTTTGATACCCTCAAGTAAAGAATAAATTTCTTTTTGGGCAGCGTTTATAAACTTACTATTTTGCGTGTAAGCCTCAGGGGTGTAATTGTCGCATAATGTTACGACTTCCGCATTTTGAGTTAGTTTCAATAACTCTTGCAATCTAGCTACCTTTTGCAGTGCTAAATAAGATAATGTTTGCTTTTTGGATAACTTTTTCATATTGCTTTATTTTTTAGTTACTAATTTGTTCCCTTTGCAAGACTCGAACTTGCAGAAAAGCCGATGTTTTCGCCTGCATCTAGTATGGGTATATATTCCTTTGGTTTTCATTTATCATCTAATTTATTTCGCTACTCTAACTTTTCGCTACTCACTTTAAGATGTTTCAACGCTGAATATATAATGTACTTTGCAGCTACATTCTTTATAAAGGGAAATCATTTCCTACTTTCATTTAATTGGTACTACTAGTTTAAGTTACTAACAACTCCGATACGTTTATTCTCATTCGGTTTTTTGAGATATACAATTTATAGCTTTTTGTTTATCCTCGCTTACTTTGCACGCTTGCATTTTAGCGAGTGCCGTGGGCTGCGTACACAAAGGACAAGTCACTTTGCCGTCATTTCTCCCCTCCACCTTTGGCAGCGTCGTAGCATCGCAGGTGGCTAGCTGCAATATAGATATAACAGGATTTCTCTGCTTACAAGTAATCTCGTTGTTTCTTGATTGCGATGCAAAGGTACGGCTTTTTTCTGTATCTGCAAAATATTTCGGCAAAAAAATTACGCTTTTTCTCGCTTTTTTCTTGAAAATAATTGATTTTTCTTAAATCTTTACACATATTGTAATCTCTACTTTGCAAAATGATAGGTTAAATCGGGGTTATTATATGCTTTTATTTGTTTTCCCTATCTTTGCACCTTTGCAGCCCTCAAAAATTACATTTGCAGCCGTTTTTATATATGTAGTGTGCGTGCGTACCTTATATATAGGGGAAACGCCTAAAAGCGTATTATTTGCCGTTTGCAGCCGTTTTATTTTCCGTTTTCGTTTTCTCTCGCTTTTTTGTTCCACGAAAATTGTGTGATGAAACATCATGCAAGTTCTGTATATTTATGCAAGTTTGAAATGTATATTTATGCAAGGTATTATGATAAATAGAAAACTTTTTTTGGGAATTTCGGATTTTCAGCACCTTTGTTACAAACGTACTATCTTTTTACTTTTCGGTTTTTCACTTTTCCTTTCGCTTGAGAAATCAGCAGAAAACGAAAACAGAAACAGAAAAACCGCATTTTTTGCCGTAATACGTCCGTTTTTGTCGCAAACAAAACGCTGATTTTCAGTGATTTATGGGTATGTAGGGCAAATTACACCCCTCCCCCCCCGTTTTTGGCACTCGCAGAGTGGGTCAGCTCTCTTCCGAAATTTTTATTTTTTTATTTTTTATTTTTTTTGTAAAATACTCTGCTTTTTTAAATTCCGCTTTTCTACCGAATTTTGAGCATTTTCCAGAATATCATATCTACTTTTGATTTTGCATAAGTTTTCGAGATATTCATTTTCGCTTATTTTCGTGCGTTATGGAGCGTTTTATGCAGCTTCGTGGTATAGTTTATCACCAGATTATTTTGAATGCCTTAGAACGAAAATTTCGAGCTATTTTTGTTTTTTGCGGAAAAGTAAGACTGCTTTCTACTTTAATGTTTGTTTTTGCTATATATGGATTGCATTTTGATAGTCTATTGCAGGAGTTGTTTGCGAAGCCTTTCTTCTTAGGGGATGAGTATATAGTTTACTATATACAGGGGTTGACATCCCCTACTACGGCTGCGCGCGAGGGTACAATGGTTTATTTACGTGTTATTATTATATGGGAATTGCTCCAAATGTTAAATTTTCAATATAAAAAATCTGATTTATTGGGATAACCTATATTTAATTAGGGATATGGGGGTTTTGGTACAAATTTGCAATTTGTTAAACTATGTAAAGTTCATTTTTGGCTTGATTTTTTGGCGTATATTTGCAGCATAAATGTTTGATTTACAAATTACCGACTTTGGAATATGGCAGAAAAGAAATTCTACATACAGCGTTACTTGAAGTCCGAGCAGGGAGCTTGGAAGGCAGACGGAGTGCGCAAGAGTCTGGAAGATGATTTCGGTGGCGGTTCTGTCCGCTACAAGTCATTGGACGGATTGAACTCCAAGGGTAAGCAGAAGGGTGTATATACCGAGAGCTATCCTGAGAGTGATGCGTTAAGAGTGTTCGTTGACCCGAATGCTAGGCATGAGAGCACCAACGCTACGTTGTCAGTCTGCGTGTTCGGGTATGATGTTGACGGAACAACCGAGCTTTCCGTTACTGAGCAGATAAAAGCTGCCGAGAAAGCATGGGATAGTCTTTATGCCTACTTGGAGGGTTCGCTTATCCTGTGGTATGACGATTACAGACAGAAGAAAGCGTTGTTTTTGGTACAGGATGCTACAGAGCCATCAACGGACAACATCAAGAACATTCCGTATCTGCTCTGTTCGGTCAAGTTGGTAAACGTCTTCGGTCAGTCGTTTGATGGTGACAGTACCACGATTGAAGATTGGTTGAAGAATGGCGGAAAATAGAAACAACAGCATCCGCAAGGCGGTAGGACGTATCTCCTAGATACAAGTCTAGGCAAACAGAAGGTTCGAGTTCCTTCTACGGTCGGTGGATGCTTTAAAATATATGCGAATTATGAACAAATACAAGACATCAATTGAGGTCAAGGGCGAAAACATCAAGGCATTGTTCGACTGCCCTATCGTTACAGACATCAAGAAAGCAACCGATGCGGTCGATGATGGTTTGGACGTTACCGATATGCTTTATAGCGTTACTGCCGTCAATATGGCAGGTGCTCACAAGCAGGTGAAGCGCGGTTCTGTATTGGCGCAAGACGTTTGCGGTCATTGGGAGATTATGACTGCCGATGAATGGGAGTTGAGGAAAGGCGATACCATTAGCGATGGTTCTTCCGAGGAGTTGTAATCATTTAAAAGTTGAGAATATATGCGAATAAAGGAAGAATCACTTGATAAGGCGTTGGAAGCGGCATCGTTGCAGACGAAGGGATTGCCGAAACGCTACACGGATGGTAAAGACCCATTCTGGATAATGGCAGTTGTGCTTGTTCAGAAGCGCAATTTGGAGGAATGCTACTGCATTTATCAGCAGAATGCGGACAAATACATGAAGCTTTTGCAAGACTTCGGCACACCGAGTCCTATCATGTCTATCAAGAGCATTCATCCTTATATGTATCTTGATGAGGCTCAGTTTTTGCCGAGCGGATGCATCGAAGCAAAGAAGAACTTTCTGAAAAACGAGCTTGGCGAAGACCCTATGGCTTATGAGGTCGATGAAATGACGGAATCTGACGTTAATCACGCATTATTGGAGATTGCCATTGACAAACAGATGAAAGCTGATGAGGAAAACAAGAAAATCAACGTACTCAATGAAGGAAGCGATTTGGACGGAACGAGATTTGAGGACATTGAACGTCAGAAGTTCGAGTTTGAGTTGGCTGAAATGAGGAAAGATGGATGTTCAAAGAAAGAAATAAAAGAGTTCATTGACGAGTATAATGCCAGTCATAAGCAGAAAGTTGACGATGAGCCGTACATTTCAGAGGAAGACCGCATTCATCAGGAAATGGAATCAAAGGACGTTGAAAAAACTCCCGAATGCAGTATTGAAGGTGAGTTTGACGCACCTGAGATAGACTACGATAAGCTTCATGAGGAATCAGAGGCATTCAAGAAAGAGCAGTTGAAGGTTGCCAAGCGCAAGTGGAAACGTGCCTATGATGCCGATTCTGAGAAGCGTGAAGGAAGAGAGTTCGAGAACGAATTTGGCGAAGATGAGGGATGCGAAACATTGCAGTTACCTTATCAAGAGCCAGTTCCAGTAAAGCGAAAACCAGGCAGACCAAAGAAATCAGCATTGGATTATACATCTAGCAAGCGCGATACAACAAAGAAACGTGGTCGCAAACCATCATCAACTAAAAAGTAACTAATTATGAACAAAGCAGAGCTTTTAAATAATACGGAATTTAAGAAAGCAGACGGTAGTTTGCCTATCATATATATAACATCAGATGATGATGTTGTAAAAATCGGCGGCATTATCAATGCACCTATGGTTGGAAGAATTTATTTTAGTGAGGTTAAGAAAACCATTACTAAGGATGAATTACTTGCCAACAAAGAGTTTATTTGTGCAAGCGAAGATTCAGAGATACTTCTTGATTTCGGTGGTTACAGACGTGAGACGCTTGATTGCTATGTCACCGTTGATGATAGTTGCATTAATATCATTGAGTTATGAGGAAGAACCATCACAATCCTAATAAAGTGCCGCCGTTCAAACCAGACCCCGAACATTGGACTAAGAAGGTTCATTCTTGGAAGGCGAAGGTCACATACGAGACTGAGGATGATGCTTGGGAGTTTCTGAATCAGAATCCGAGATTGAAGGCACTCGGCTGGCATCCTTATCTGTGCAAGGTTTGCTCAAAGTGGCATATTGGTAGGTTACATAATTAATGATTATGAAAAAAGAAGATAGACTTAAAATATATCGCAAATACGATGGGCATTGTGCTTATTGCGGCAAGAATATAGAGTATAAGGATATGCAGGTTGACCATCTTGTTCCGAAGAATCGAGGTTGTTACTCTCGGTGGAGCAACAAGGAGGGAAAGTTTGTCGTATCCCATGGCGATGATTGCATGGAGAACTATATGCCATCTTGCAGGTCTTGCAATCTTCGTAAGCGTGATATGAGTTTGGAACAATTTCGCTCAGAGATTACAAGACAGGCGAAAGGATTGCTTAATGGTAAGGCTTCTTTCCAAGTAAAGATGTCGCTCGCTTATGGCTTAATAGAAGAGCACTTTGATAAACAAATTGAGTTCTATTTTGAGAAATTTAAATAGTTGAGAATATGAAGAAGAAAGGATATTACGAATACGACCCTGTTATCTATCCGAGATTGTTATGTGTCGCTATTGGCATGAACCAAGAGGACGCTAACAAGTGTTTTGAAGGTAGAGATGGCGAGGTTTTGAAGGTTGATTTCTCTAATTCTGACGCAATAACCTACGATACAGTTAGAGAAAAGGAGAATAAGAGGCTTTGTTCATTTATTAATTTTGCAAGCAAGGATTCTATGAAGATGGGGGTTTGTTGCCATGAAGCTTCTCATGCTTGCGATAACATCGAGGATGATATTGGTATGGAACACGGCGGCGAGCCTTCTGCCTACTTGATGGGTTGGATTGCGTCTTGCATCAACAAGGCTCGTTTGGGCATTGGTGATTTCGTTGAAATTAAAGATAAGGAGAAATAGCTTATGAGAAATTACTGCTATAAGGTTTTAAAGAATGGATGGAGAAGTCACGATAAGATAGATACCATTACTGGCATTAACGTGTACGAGCTTGACAAAACAAAGCACGACACAGAGCTTTGTAAAAAAGGTGTGATGTGCGAGGTGTACGAGGAAGGAACATTTTATGATGAGCATGATGAATTCTATTTCCAAGCAAAGAATACTGCCAAGGCTTCAAAAATCGGATTCTCGCATTATATTAACCGAGACTTACAGAAGCTTGGTGAGAGGAACGTTAGATTGTTCTTGATGGATGAAAGTATTTCTTTTGATGATGCTATGGCATTGTCTGAATCGGATGCTTACAAAAAGTGTAAGGAGTATTATGAACGTTTAGTTAAGAAATAGCTTATGATTAGAATAGAAGATATTAAGATATGGACTGTCTTGCAGATTACGAAGTGTAATTTGATAAAGATTGCAGGCTCGGTGTTTGCTGATAAAATAGACCCATTAGGCTCTATTGATAGGATTCAACATATCAAAGTTATCGATATAGCTATAACGGATAAAAAATGCGAAATCGTAGCATTCTTTAAACCAGAGTTAGCAGCAGCTTGTGTGGATATAGTTGATTTGGCGATGTATTCTATTTTCTCGGATTTTAAAGAAACACCAATCAAAAAAGAATCCGAGAAGAGTGATGCCGACCGCTTCAAGGAAATCACAGACAAGATGAGTGATACCTATAAGCGTAAGAATCATGATTATGGAAATGCTTTTTCCGAAATGTATGATGAGCTTGGTATCAACTACGGCTACGGAAAGATACGAGAGAAAGTGAATCGCATCAAGACATTGAAGGACAATGAGGCGCAAGTTGCTAACGAGCCGTTGGAAGATGCCCTTCTTGACTGCGCTAACTATTGTATCTTGACATTGATGGAATATCAAAAACGTAAGGAACATGGAACAGACTGATTATACTTGCAAAGATTGTTTCTTCTTCAAGGATGGGGTTTGCAATGACCCTAATGAGATTAGGTTTACTTCTGAGGAGAATCCATCTTGCATTAGTTTCGAGTACAAAACGATTGTAGAACGATTGTAGAAAAAAAAATAAATATATAGTTATGGCTAGAATTGCAAAAAAGAAGACTGTTGACAACAATGCAGGTTTGCTTAAAGTTGTTGTCGGAATCAACAGAAAAGATGTTGAAAGCGTTACCGACTTCGGTCATTTCTTCATCGTAATTTTGAAGGATTGTGCTATTTTCCACACACACATTGGATTTGAAGCACGTTTTAAGCGTTGGGGCGGTGTTGATATGGAAGGGCACGCGCTTACCACTACAACATTCGCGTGGCTTGAAAATCTTGTCGCGATGAAGAACGAAGCAAAGGGAAAAGAGAATGATATTTTCCCTGAGACAGATGTTACTTATCAAGATATGCTTGATAGCATGGTTATCATCACAGAAGCCAACATTACTCATCCGATTACAGCGTTCACTGATGCAGATGATGCTGCAAAGTTCGCAAAGAACAAGATGGATTACATCGGTCGTATGCAAAAAGAGTTGGAAACTGTAATGAACACTCCAGTTTCCGAAGAGACAGAGGAAGACTTGAAGAAGAACTTTGAGCACGGTCAGCAAGCAATATTGGCAGAGCAAGCAGCCGAGGCTCTTAATCAAGGAAAGGAATAGCTTATGTATAATGAATGGTATATAGAACTGAAATACGGACTATTCCGAGATTACAGAATTGTAAGGATGTGTGATGCTAACGGAGTGAAGCGAGACGGTATCTTTATACCATTCATTCAGAACGGAATCAAATGGGATGGTGTAAAGGTTAAGAATCCTGTTCAGTATCTAAAGCCGATTTGGGCTGCCGCCGATGGCTCAAGACTTCACAAGTTAGTTCCCATGGTTTCTGTGGATTTCAGGCAAAAGATGGAAGATGCAGGTGTATTGTCACCAGATGACAAATACCCTTGTGATACGGTAGGTTACGTTTATAAAGATAAAAATAAGATTTAACGGCTATGATATACTTAGGTAATGATACGATGGATAAGGTAGAGCGGATGGTTTGCGAACAAGTGAACACGGCTATGAGTACTGAGGAAAAGGAAGGAGTGAATGCAGATGATTTATATGTCGGCAATACTAATATTCCTTTTGCGAGAGCGGTAGCAAGGAACTTTGTTCTTGACGTTCTACACAATCGGTATGGCTTTTCCTATGCTGTTATCGCACAGCGCGCGGACATCAATGAGAAATCTGCTATGCGATGTGTCCGCAAGTGTCACGAGCTTATCGGGTACGACAAAACCTATGCGTATGTGAACACTTTAATTAACGATAGATTGAGAGAATGGTATGGGGAATAGCAATGAATTATTGACATTGAAGCGCAATGCCCTAAGATTGGGATTGTGCGGAGAATATAAAGGGAAATGGGATTCTGCCGCGAGTAAGCGAGAATTGGTAAATATGGCTCTTGATTCAAACGGAATTGAGTTTATGGCTGATTCTATTGCTTTCGGATGGGGATTGTCAAAAGAGTACCTTTTGAAAGAGTTTGGTGAGTTTGCCAATGGATTCTATCAATGTAACGAGCACGGATATACCAGCGAAATGTATATAGGTGCTCATGGAGTTATCAAGGCGCGCTCTACGATTATTCTAGTCGCGTACTGCAAGGATTTGGAGATTGAAGTTCCAGAGAATATGGTTACTCGCATTTACGTGTGCGGAAAGAGTGAAGTTCGCATTGAATGCAAAGGAAAATGTGACCTTATAGAGTATGGAGAGGATAACGATGTTAAAATCATTGGCTACGATGACGCAAATATGACGCTAGGAACGATTTATGTGTCAGAGTGGAATAGTTGTAAGGATGAGCAGAAATAACGTCTTACAGCTCATTTAAATAGCAAAGTTTGGTAAAAATATTTATATTATTTTCTTATTTACAGAGTGTACGGCGGTACACAGACATAAAGTGTAATTTTACTTTTTGTATTAGTTAAGGTTTAGTTAGATTTATGTTGATTAAAAAGGGCAAGTTCAGTTGTGAAACCGAGCTTGCCCTAATTTTATATATATAACACTGAAAACTAATTCATAAATACCTTGATACCATTTCTTCCTTGCTTGTGACCGCCCTTCACACAGCTTGCCAAGGTGTCGCGAATATCAGTAAGTATTGTTGTCTGCAATCTCAACTCAATGAGTACAGGACTGCTTGAAGTGTCTTGTGTTATCGCGTTGATACTATTTCCGAGCTTTTCTAACAGAGTGTCGCGAATGATACGGACATCTGCTTGTTGAGTAGCTACATAATATCGTAGGCTGTTGAGTATCGATTCCAACGCCTGTGCGGTTGATTCAGTAACAGACTGAATACCTTGCTGCAAAGCAGAGATATTTGAACTGCCAGTAGGTTTGACGTTGAGAACATCCATCAAGTTCTTTGCATACTCATTGAATAATGCAAGGTTCTTGTCTTTCAGTTCCTTGATACCTTCGAGTTCTTTCTTGGTAACGTCAAGACCATTGTTTCCACCTTCGCTACCCTCAGATACCGCTTTGTCGAATGCTTCAAGGATAGGCTGAATGTATTTTGAAGTAGCTCTATTCATTAACTGCTTGGTGAGCATTGTATTGAAATACTCGTCAAACTTATTATTGAGTGCTTCGAGTGCATCACTGCCTTCATTGAAAGCATCTACCCACGCTTCCGAGAACGCTTCAGCAGCAGATTTGTAGTTAGACTGAGAACCGAAGCCGCCAAGTGCTTCTGTCATAGACTCACCTAATTCTTGGATTGTTGTGTTCAAATCATCAATCTGCTGTTCCCATTCTTGAATCTTACCTTCATCAGGTTTCTTGCGACCGCGCTCTGCGTTAATCATTGCTTGGTACGCCTTCTGCTGCTTTTTAAGGGCATCGACCGATTTTTGGTTGTATTCGTAGAGCTTTTGCGTATCAAAGGCATCGTCCATACTCTTTTTAAGCTTTTCGTAAGCGTGTTGCAAGGAATTTACAGCGCGTTCTTGGCGTGCAATTTCCTTATCAATCTTTCCTTCGTTGCTAAAGAGTTTAGCTACGCCCGTAAGCGCGCCCATTGCGCCCGATACAACACCTGCATAGTTTCCGCTATAGTACGAACCGACCGCCTGACCGATGCTGCTGACAATATCCAGAGTGTTCTCTAAATTCGCATCAGAACCGCTAAGTGCCTCAAACAAAGCATTAAACGAGTTAGCCATTGTGGAAACTACGTCTGTAATATCCGTCACGGATTTTGAGAACTTTGCTTTTGCCTGCTCTTCCTCAGTCATAATCGTTCCGAGCTTTGTAATCTGCTCATCGGTGAGGTTTAACTGAGATTTTAAAGAGTCGCGAATGCTTTTGTTGGTTGCCAACTTCAACTTTAAGGCTGTAACAACGCTTTCATCCGCACCCTTAATCTTTGTTAGTTCGTTATACTCCTGTTCTAAAGACTCAACATAGGCATTTTGACTCTGCAATTTGCCGGACAAATCAGCTTTAAGTCCGTTAAGCTCTACATACTTTTCTACGCCGCCCGACTTTTTCAAGTCTTTACCAGCCTTAATCATTTCTTTAAGTCCGCTAGTGAAAGCCTTGAAAGGATTGCGTGAATTGCGAACTTCATTGACCTTGTTAATCTGTTCTGCAATAGTTTTCAACTCTGTTGGGTCTAGGTCTCTAAGTCCTGTACGCAACTGTTGTAGTCTTTCTGCCATCGCATCAAGTGCCTTAGAAGAAACTTTGTCTAGATTATCAAACAGGCGAACATACATGTCGCTATTTTTAAAATCCTTCCAAGTATTTTCATCGGTCTTTTTCTTGTATTGCGCATTCAAGTTTTCTTGCAACTGTCTTTGCAACTCAGGATTCTTGGCAATATTCGCATTGTTTTGCAACTTGTAACGCTCATTGATATACCATCTGTCGAGTTGAAGCTGGTCTGTCAATTGCTGCTTGTATGCCTTAATCAGCTCTTGCGCTTGATTAACTTGGTCTTGATAGACTTCCTTATCAAGTTTCTGCATTTGTGACGTGTATTCCTTTGCAACATCATCACCCCACTTAGTTTGGTCTTTACCCCATTTTGCTTCAAAATCATCTGTAATAGACTTGCGCACATCATCAAAAGAAGAAGTCAAATCCCCGAACATACTTTTGATGATGCTATCAGAAAGACCTTCTCCTTTGAGCTTCTTAAACAAATCGAGCTGTGAGAATGCTTCTTGCGCATTGTTCTTTGCATCGTCAAGTTGTTGTTTGAAATACTCCTCATCAATATCAAGACGGATTTCTGTAGCATTGCGTAATGCGCTGCCACGCTTTCCAAGTTCCTTGTATTGGTTTGCAAGATATTCAATCTTCTTTGCAATAGTTTGGCGGTCTGGAACAAAGTCATTTATATTCATCCCAACATTCTTTGCCGCCAACGCGAAGTGCTTACGAACATCGGCTGTGGCTTGCTCTTCGCCTTCGTATTTAATGAGTTTCTGATATTCAGAACTCATATCCTTTAACAGAGAAATGCGCTCGTTGAGAATATCACGCTGTGCCTTGTCGTGTTTGGTGGTATTTTTTCGGGTTTTATTGTACCCCATAATACGGTCGGCAGCTTCCTTGTAACCTTGCCCCAACTGAGAAATATCCTTGTATAGGTCGTTTATCTCCCTTGTGGTTGCAGCCTCATTATATCCAGCCAACTTCATTGTACCACCTTTGAGATTGTACCGCTTAGTCACAAGTTCTTGCAGCTTTTTAAGTTGTTCTTGTGCCTCTGCGTCAAACTCTCCGTATGCGCTTTTAGGGTCTAGCTTGATAGGGTCGTAAGTAAAGGTGATATGATAAGTGTTGTTAGCAAACGCCTTATCCATCTGTTCCTTAATGGACGCAATATCATTCTTCGCTTGTGTTGTATCAAGTCTTGCTGTAACTTTAAAATACTCCTTCGCGTGTTTTTTAGACCAACTATTCCATCCTTCCTCTGCTGCTATAGTATCAAGAATGAGTTCTACGGTTTTCTTGTCGGCAATTTTATTAAGCCATCCAAGCGAGGTCTCAAGCTCTTTATCAAACTCCTCTGCTTTACTTGTAATATCAGCAAAGAGACCGCTGTATAATTTTTGCAATGGAACAAGCTGTTCCCAAATGCCACTACCTTCTCCAGATAATTGTATCACTTTGCGGATTGCATCTTGCATAGCTTTGTAATATTCAAGTTCATCCGCATAGTCTTCTTTGTTTTGCTTAACAGAATGAAGGTATTCCTTTGCCGTACCATTTAAAGACTGATAATTTATCTTTAATATGTTTACGGCTTGGTCTATCTTTTCTGTATTAGAGAGCATTTCGTCGATTGCATCGTTATACTGATTTGCATCCTTTGTGATACCGTCAGAAAAAAATCCATCAGGATTTTCGGCAATTTTTCTTCTTGCCTTTACTACCAAGTCTTGGAATTGCAATAATTTAGCTTGTAAGGTTCTGAATGTCTCATCAAGCTCATGTTCGTTAAGACCTAAAACATTTAACTTTATATCAAAGCCCTTGTCGTTTAAAGACTTAATGAGCTTTTCGATAATCACACGTTTCTTTTCGATTGCATCAGTTCTTGAATAATTTTGTTCTTTACTACTTGCATTATCAATAGCTTTTCCAAGCTCTGTATATTGTCTTGCAAGGTCAAAGACCTCAGCCTTTTCCCTTACGTGTTCCGCATTTATTTTTTCAATCTGCTCATTATAATCAGAGTATAAAGAATACAACTTATACAAAGCAGAAAAAACTGCCGCAATAGCAATAGTATAAATGTTTGATGCAAGAGCATATTTGATGTTTTTGCCAAAAGTCAATGCAGCAGCACCAGCAGACTTTATACCACTAGTAAGCAATTTCCAAGTTGTTAAATTCTTTGTTGCGTTTGCAGCCACATTTGAAGTAAACATTGCACTGAAAGCGACGCCAGTCTTTACCGATTGAAGATACATAATTGACAATACAGAAGCAAGGGTGATACCTATATTCTTTATAGCCTCCCAATGCTTTAGTAATTCTGTCGCGGTAGAAATCATTCCCTTAAATATGCCATCGTTAGCCTTGCCAATATCATTGAGCATCACATCGAAAGCATCCTTCAAGTTGGAAATCTTACCTTGGAGAGTCTCAGCCTGAATCTCTTGCATATTGTAGAATGTTCCACCCTTATCGGTCATGCGTTGGAATATTGCCTCAACATCCTCAAATGTAACCTTGCGCTTGGAAATCATATCAACAATCTGTGCGGTCGTGTACGCTTCTCCCTTAACTTCCTTAAAGTATTGTTGCAACTCACCATACATATTGATACCAGCCTCAGTAAACTGACGAACCTCAGAACCGCGAAGGTATGCAGCAGCCTTGACTTGTCCGTATGCAAGGATAAGTCTTCCCATATCAACGCCAAGACCTGCTGAAACATCGGCAAGTCGCTTGGTTGTATCATAAAGTTTATCAGACTCAATTCGGTAAGCGGAAAGTTGTCGTGTGTAATCCACCAAGTCCTTGATACGGAAAGGTGATTTAACGGCAAGTTCTACAGTCTTATTGAAAATCTCGTCTGCCTTTGGTTTGTTCTGCAAGATAGCTTCGAGTGAACGCTCTGAAAGTTCAAACTGACCTCTGACTGATGCAATCTGCTCGACAAAATTCTTGATAGAGCCTACAGAAAATGCAAATGCCATACGCTGTGCCCAACGTGACATATATCCAGCCATATATGATGTTTGCTCGGTCAACGCGCGAGAATTAACACCAGCCTCTTTCAAGTTTTTGTTATGTTGCTCAATTGCAGCATTGAGAACATCCAATTTTCGCTTATAATCAGCATCGGTTTGAGACAACTTCATACGAGCTTCTTTCAGATATTCTATAGCGCGTACTTGGCGATTGAGCGTATTTGCAGTAGCAGAGAAATCAAGCGCGCCTTGATATGTAGTGTTTGCCTTGTTATTTCTCGTCTGATAGTCTTTTGCTCTATCAGCGTATGCCTTTCTCTGTTTGTTATTGTAAGATTGTTCGGCACTAACCATCTTATCAAGAGCCTTCTGAAAAGCAACAGCACGTTCATTATACATCTGCTGCTGGTATCGTAACTCATCCTGTAATGACTTCTTTCGCTTAATAAGTGCATCTTGGTCTGCCTTGGTGAGATTTTGTGTTGTATCTCGCAACATACTTTCAATAGAACCAATTTCTTGCTTTAACTCAGCAATATTCATACCGCTAGCACCCTTTGCCGATTCCTGTAATCTCTGAAATGCAAGTGCCGCTTGCATAATACCACTAGTGCCAGAACCATTCATCTTAGATAGCTGTGCTACCATATTTTGAATGTTCTGTGCTGCTGACGTAATGTTATTGTTCATGTTACCTGCACTCGCACCTACGTTTGAGATACCACTGCTTGCATTTGAAGCAGATGCGTTGATTGTTGCGAGTTTTGCTATAACTTGGTCTAAAGAATCAAGGAACGGCTTAGTACCAACAGACATATCCTTGAAAGATTGTGTTACACTAGACGCGGTATTTTTAGCCGTATCTTGTATGTCTTTCAATTTCTTGTCTGCTTGTTCTATTGCATCTAACGCACTTTTAGGAATGGTTAGAGCTGCTCCTAATGCTGAATCTGCCATAATTCAAAAGTTTAAGAATTTATAAAATAGGTATTCCTAGGTCATTGAGGTTTCGTAAATCCTCTGCACCATTGATTACCTTTGCATTCTTTAATTTGTCGTTCTTCTGATTGTTGACTTTATCTGACGATATGTACTCTATGTGAGTAAAATCCATAGACGCAAGGCGAATCTGCGGAACTGTCATTCTCCACTTATATTCTTCTTGCGAGCACCATGTGTTGGCACGTAAGAAATCTATCATTTGTCCGTATTCTGTTCGTGACGGGATAATTCGGCTGCTTGCTTCTTCCTCATCAGAGCTTGACTGCGGACGGTCTGAATCACATTGGTACTCGCGAAGAAAAAATCCACATCTAGCAAATTGAGAATCTCAACGAGTAATGTTGCCCAATCCTTGATGTCATAGTCTCCCCAAAGCAACTGGTCGTAAACTTGTTGGTATTCCTCAGAATCAATGCGTTTTTTGTCATTGAGCAATGATAGTGTGATTACTCTTGCCACCGATGGAATGTTGATAGCAAACTCCTTGATAACGTCACCCATTGATAAGTTTTCACCCTTGACTATCTTACAAGCCTCCTCTGCAATCATCCATTGAGTGCCTGGCTTCAATGCTCTTATCTCCCACTCTGTGCCTTGTAGTTTTACAATTGTAGGAGAATCATTCATAATTTGCGCCAGACGTTCCATTGCCGCATCAGACAAAGGAGAACTAGGTAACACCTTATTCTCGCCTTTTACTGCTTGTTTTTTAGCCTTATTCGGGTCTTTTTGTGCTCTATATACTTTTCCCATGATTAACAACCTGTTAAGAACCTGTTAAGAATGAATTTCCTGATAATCCTTTAACGTAACCACCGCACTCATTCGCTAGTTTTTGCAGTTTTTCGTAAGACATAGAAATCACTCTGTATTTCTGTTTTAAATAACCCCATCCGTTTTCAAGAATCTCACCATACGGCATAGCGGCAGCTATTACTAATTCTATAGGTTCTTTTGCTTCGTAATTGGCAAAAAAGCTCTTTATTGTTTCTCTACCAGTAATTCCGCTTGTACCTCTCCATGACTTTGATTTTGTTGATTGTGGGGATGCAGATAGAAAACCTTGTCTAACTACTATCTTGTTGACAAATATACACCATCCGTATGAGTCGCGAAGGTTACGTGTTCTATGAACATAAGACCTTTCTTCCTCACATTCATTAATAATTCTATCTCCTTCTTTTGCTAGAATATCAATGATATTCTTTATCGCGTCATTATAGAATTTACCCATAATCTTAAACTTAAAAAGGAGCGGACAGCATTCAAGCCGCCGCCCCATTGTATATAGTCGAGAATTGTTGAAGAACCGAAATTACTCAGTTGCCGTTGGCAATGAATAGTTGTGGTCAACATAGAATGGTGTGCGAACAGTCTTAGCACCAACGGTAAGCGCAATATCCTTGGCAGTACCAGCCAATGCAATACGAGCCAAGTTTGAATTGAGAGACTCAATAGTCAACTTTGAATTGAGCTGAACCTTTGGAAGAACGTAAGCCTCCATTGTGGTTCCATTAGGTTGAACCTGTACAACATCAATCTTTGCATACTTTGCTTTGTAAGTAGAAGGTGCAAGAGTCTTCTTTCCTGTTGCATCGTCTGTAAAGTCACACAATGCAGCCAAAAGCTCCTTCTGCGTATCACCAATCTCAGCCGCAAACTGCCATTTACCAAGTTTAACAATGGAAATGATAGGAGAGTCAGAGGTCTCGCACTCAATATCGGTGGTGTCGTTATCATCTTGTGAAATAGATGTAGTGTCCTCAATAACATCCTCAAGAATGTAAGAATCACCCTTTGGAGCAGATTCATCGGTCTCTGTGCCATCGAACAATGTGGCAACAATATAATCTGGCTTGATGAACTTGACAGCTCCCGCACCAGTATTTATAACCTTTTTCGCCATAATATAATGAGTTTTAAATGTTACATTTAATAGATTTTATATATTTATCTTGCGATAACTGAAACAGAAATCATCTGAAAATGGAACTGACGATTTGAATCATATCCGCTATCACGGTAAAGAACTTGAATTGTATAGTCCTTATTATTAGATTGTTTAATCACATCGTCAAGGATTCCTTCCATCTTGTCAAGTAGTTTAACGTTCTTTCTAAGTGGAGTTCCCTTTGGTCTTGCATAGAGATAAATGTTAGCATAGCCAGAGGAGTAACCGCCATGTTCTCTTTGCTGACCTACGTCAACATTCACAAAATCATCCCAGTCTTTGCTAGTTGTAGGAGGTAACTCTCCGACAAATATGTTGTCTGAGATTTTTCCTTTAGTAAGAAGCATCGAAAAGAAATTTTCAATGCGAGACAATCTGCGATTAATCCTCTGTGCCATACCTTGTTATCCTAAATACATTTTACCTTATGATGAAAAAACTAAATGTCAGTACCCTTGATGTAAGCTACACATCCATGCATTTGTGTCGGATAAACGCCAATAACCATTCCGTCAACGTCCATTCCGTACATCTTTCCACGGAAACGAATGCCTGCATTCAAACCTTCAGGAATATATTCTTCATCTTTTCCGTCTTCTCCTTCTTTCGTTGGCATCGGAAAATAGATTGTATATCCTAACGTAACTACGCCCGAATTAAAGAGTTTGTTGGTTTCCTGAATATCGCAATCAGTTTCAAAAATGATAGTTTCTACATTTTCTGTTTCGTCTGAGCTAGTATCAGTATCACCTAACATATCCCCATCGCTTCCGATAAGGTCTCCATCTTCTTTCGGTTTTTGTTCCGAGCGGTAGAACACGCCATGATAGGCATATTCATCCAAAGCATTTCTGTCAGTGTACATAGCTTACCAATCTGTTTCTTTAATCCATTTAACCTCTCCATCGGTTTCATTGAGAGCTTCAAGTTTTTCATCCTCTCCATACTTCTTGTAAAGTCTTTTGAGTTCTGATTTGATACTCAGCAATGCAGCCGATGTAATGGTCTGAGCACCTACCGTAAGAGTATATGCGCCATGTTGGTTTGTGGTCGATGCTGTCTGATAGACACCGAATACAATCTTTTCCAAGAGTGCAATCTTACATCTGTCTTTCTGTTCTTCTGTCAAGTCCAAATAAGACTCAACATCAGAAACGCCGCAATCCAAAGCGACATTGTTTAATGCCGACTTGTCAAAGACAAAGTTAGTCATGCCGCTAAGATAGTCCAATATGTCAAACTTCGATGCTGCCATTGAGAGATAAATGAATTAAATGTTATCGTATATTGTGAGTGAACCACCATTAATTACCTGCAGTTGAGGTATCAATGATTACGTGGTTCATAAAGTCGAGAAGTGCAGGACAAGCCGACATCATGACCTTAGTCTGCCACTCGCGGAACTGACCGTTATCCATTGCGTAGTTTCCTACGGTAACGAGTCCGTCAGCGATTGAAGCCCAAGAAACATCAATGTTCTTTGCGCCATACTTCTGTTGAAGTGTCTGGTCGTAGATAGGAGTCCACTTGAACTCAACGCTATCACCGATAGGGCAAAGTACAACAATCTTATCATCCCAACCTTGCACGAATGTGTCAGTTGTAACAGTCTTGTTGCGCTCCTTCTCAACGACAATCTCGATAGGAGAAAGACCTGTCATGTCGGAAAGTGATTTCTTGAAGTCCTCGTCCAAAATCTGCATGTTAGCAGTATATGCGCGGTCGTGAGCCTTGCACCAGTTGATGTACCACTCCTTAACCTCCTTGTTCTGCAAGAATACATCACGGTACATCTTGCGAGTCATCTTCCATACGAGAGGAATCTCAGTACCGCCACGCTCATCGCGATAATCGTCCTCAATCTTTCTTATCTGTGAGATAAGGTTGCAGTCTGGGTCAGTCCAAGCCTTTGCACCAGCCTTCTTGCGGTTCTCTGTTGGGAATGGTTCAACCTTCTGCAAGAACTGCTGCAAACCTTCACCCTTGCCCTTCCAACTCATCTTTGCAGTTGTCATAATCTGTGCTGTCAAGTTAGAGAGTGTTGCCTCTGCTGAGTTCTTACCTACCTGAACAACATCGCGCACCCAAGCAGCCATAAGGTCTGCATCGTTGCCGAACTGCTCAAAGAGTTTTTCCTTATACTCGCGTTGTCTTGCGTTCTCAGACCACTTGTAACCGATAAAGTCTGGAATTGTACCTGTGTACATCTCCAAACCCTCGTTGTCCATTTCTGGAGCATCGCCAAGTGGAGCGCGAAGGTGCATCAAAGGAGCTGCCTCTGCCTTGCGAGACTTGATGCTGAATGAAGCCACGCCATCGTAGTCTGTAGGTGTAGGCATAGAAGCTCTACGACCTTGTGTGAGATACCAGCCATAGTTAGTATAGAGCAACCCCTTGGTATTCAAAAAGGTTCTCAAAAAGTTGATGTTATCCTTAGAAGAGAACAACTTGGCGTATCTCGAATTGTTAAAATCAAATTGTTGCATATCCTGAATACTTAAATTAATGATATGTTATCCTATTGTTATCCTATTGAATTGGAGCGGTTAGAATCCGAACCATCCGTTCTCTGTTCTTGTGTTCATCGCAAGTACGGCTGGTGGAAGCTTGTTGCACTTTGCCAAGTTCAAGATTACTCTTGAATCCTTAATCAATGCTGGTGTGTAAGAGTACTGAGCGCCATCGCCATCCTCAACATTGGTTGACAAGTTAGGGTCATAGAAGAAGTCGTTATCGCGGTCGAAGTAAGCGTTAGGATTTGTAACCATAGGAGCTACGGTTGCGCCTGCCTTTTCTGCCTCTACGAGAATATCGCCAACCTTCAATGCAGCTGCAAGAGTTGCTGAAAGAGTGAGCTTCCAAACATCCTTGCCACCTTCGGTTGCTTTCTCTACAGCTGTAATGGTAACACCCAAAGACTTCTTTGTAAAGTCTGACTGTGCCACCATGATATTGTCACCTGCAAAAGGAATGTGATGATAGCCATCATTGACAACCAAAATATCTGTGTCGGTGGTTGTAGCTGCCTTTGCCAATTCGTAATACTTCAAAATCTTGACGGTCTGACCGCCATTCTTGCCGTAAGTGTCTGGGTCATATTCGCAAAAATCACCTGCGTAAGTCTTAGCGCGCCCCTTGAACGGATTTGTGATAACACCACCAAAAGGAGGGTAAACGAATGCATCCTTGTTGCCGCTTACGAGGTTAATGAAAACGCTTCTATGACCGCCAATCTTACCATGTGCTTGGATAAGTGTACGACCGCCAAAGTGACCGCCATACCCATGCTTCAAATAGAAATCATCTGCTGCTGCCATAATTTGTAAATTTGTTTAATAGTGAATGAATAATGTTATTCGCCTGCGTCAGGGTTCACGATACCCACAACATCTGAGAAATCGTCAGCCTTGTCATTGTCACCACCGCCAGCACTACCTGGAGTGTTGTTGTTTGGCTTTGAATGAGAGAGATTGTAAAACTCTTCCGCATCGGTAAATTCCTGCTCGATGTCCGAGTCCTTAGTGAGGTTCAACTTGTTCATGTACTTGTCAATCCACTTGCTGTCGTTGATACCTTTCTCCTTGAACTTGGCGAGAAGTTCACTACGTTTCTGTGATACGAGCTTAGATGCTTCGTATTCTGCATCCTTCTTCTCTAGAGCTTCCAAGCGTTCCAAAAGCTTCTTTTCAACAGCCGAAGGCTCTTTGCCATCGTCATTTGGGTTTGGCTTGGTGTCAGGATGCTCATCGTTCCATTTCTTGATGAAGTCGGCATTATCCTTCTCATAGTTGCCGTTAAGGGAAACATACTGCGGCAAAATCTTCTTCACCAAATCATCTAACTCTGTATCTTCACCAACTAAGAGGTCAAAGTGGGAATCACTCAAACTCTTTATTGTCTTTTCACTGATGGAAAGGTGTTTTCCGTTTGCAGTGAGCTTTGCTTTTAGGGTGTCTAAAAGTTGTTGTTTTGTAAACTTCATATTACTAATTTTTAAAATTCTGCTGCAAAGATAATTAAATAATGTGGTGATTTGCAGGCTTTTATAAACTCTATTTGTTACGTAACCAATATAGAATTAATTTCGCTTTATTATATATTATAAATTAGGTATCTTTGCAGCATGAATACGAATAAAGATATTGAAATCAGATCACAAGAGGGATTCCAAATGTCCTTTGCAAGTAGCAACGTTGACGTTGTTTTTGGTGGCGGAAATCTCGGAGGAGGCAAATCGTATGGTCTTGTACTTGCGATGGCAGAGCCGTTAATGACCGACCCAGATTTTCGTGCAATGATTTCACGCCGTTCACTTGGTAATCAAAAAGCAGGTGGAGGATTCGTAGAGAAGTTTAAACAGATATTCGGAGCTGATTATGTGAAAATCAGAGAGAGCGAGAATCCGCGCGTTACATTTCCGAATGGAACGTTTGTCGATTTGACGTATCTTGACGATTCCAATATGGATAAGTTGAGAGAGCGCGCGAAAGGATGGGAGTACGATTTGATTGCGATTGACGAGTTGACGGAGATGACTTGGGAAGTTTTCTCATACGTTATGACCCGAAACAGAGGTCAGAGCAAGACGTTTACAGGTAAGTTCTTTGCAACACTTAATCCGAAGCGTAGCCACTGGACAAGAATATTCCTTGATTGGTATATTGGTTCAGATGGTTTTATCATCCCAGAGCGTGATGGTGTAGTCAGATACTTCTATTGTGCAGGACCGACTGTTAAGGATGTTGTTTGGGGAATGTCTAAGCGAGAAGTCTATGAGAAATGTAAGATAGATATAGACAGAAAGCTTAAAACCATTGGCGGCAACTTTGGATATGAAGTAATGATTAAGAGTTTTGTTTTCTATCAAGGTAAACTTGGTTCAAACAAGAAGATGCTTGAAAACAACTCTGGCTATTTAGGTTCTGTAGCTGCATCGGGCGGCAGAATGGCACAAGCTCTTATGGAGGGTAACTTCAATGTTGACCCAGAAGAGGATGAGGATATACCGATTCCAAGCCAAGCGGCACGAGATTGCTTCGTAAAAGACCCAGCCGTAAATGGTGACAAATGGATAACAATCGACTTGGCAGATTTCGGAAAGGATAATACTCTGATGTTGTCGTGGAATGGATTCCATATTGTCAATTACGAAATCGTTATGCATTCAACACCGCGAATCAATGCTGAAAGAGCTAGGCTGTTTGCGGCTAACGGGGGAGTAGCAGAAAGTCATATTATCTATGACGCTACGGCAGGTAGGTATTTCAACGACTATATACCAGATGCTATCCCTTACATATCAGCAGCAAAGGCAATGGGAATTTATTACTTGTCTGCTATGACAATAAAAGACCTATGTTACTTGCGACTGAGCTACATGATTAAGCGAGGACAACTTACTTTCTCTGATAAGGTTGCAAATGCGGTTTATACGCATCAAAACCTCAAATACAGAGTTTCCATACAGAATGAGTTCATGGAAGAATGCGCGGTAGTTCGCTTTGATAAGATGCAGAGTGGTAAGAAGAAGTTACAGAGCAAGAAGGAAATGAACCGAAATCTTGGAAAAGACCGTTCTATGGACTTGCTCGACCCTTGCGCAATGAGAATGTACCCATGTTTGAATATGGAGTATGGTAGCGAGCTACAGGAGGGATTCAGACTTGCAGCACAAGATGTTGAAGAAAAGAATCCTAATGTTCAGAGTATTTATGATGATACGTTGTACTATTAATTTTAGAATATATGCTGAAAAAGGAAAATATAAAAATGATTCTTGAATCCGTGCGGATTGACTGGGATAAATGCGATGAGAAAGATATTGCGTTTGCTATCCTATGTGACGCATTGGAAGATAAGACTTTAGCGTATCGTCTTGCTTATCGTAAGAGTGAAAAGGATGCAGCGAAATTCTACGAAACTCCACGATTCAAGAAACTGCTAGATGTTCTAGAACCTTTCGGTATCGGAAATGTTAATAACAACGCTATCACCAAGGAAGAGAACAAAAACGAGCTTCTTAAAATGCTCGACAAGATAGACCAAGCTCTTAGTGATGGAAATCTTGAACCGAAGGACGCATTGAAGATGCAGACTGATATACGTGTAAAGCTGAATGATAAATTCGAAATGGAAGAGTCACAGAAGCAGAAGCGAATCATCGTAGTACCAAGCAAGCATGATATTGTTTGCCCTACTACCAATAGAGAATGTAACTACTGGCCTTCAAGAAAGGCTTGTTGCAGACACTTCGGTTTGATTGACCCACAAGAGAATAACGATTCACAAAATAACAACGATGTTGAACCATCATTAAACGACAATAACGATGAGTAGAAAGAGACAAGACATAATCAATGATTTTTTGGAGAATCCTCAAAAATTGCTTCTGAAAAAGCCGTTTTTGAGGGGTTCGCGCTCTATTACCATCAATGACTCTTCTGATGGTTCGGATATTAAGACAAACTTCCGTAAAGAGGCACAGCTTCCGAATATTAGCAAGATAGTTGTTAGTCAAGAGCGTTTTGCGAAGGAGTTAGACCCTTATTCTCACAGGGTATTGTTTGATACGAACTTACCTTCTATATGCTGCAAGCTTGATGATGGCAGTTATTGCGAGATTGAGTTTAAGAAGTTTGGCATTCCTATGCAACGGCGCATTGTTGATAAGAAAGCTCTCTGTTTAGGTGGTAACAAGCGCAATCACATACTACATGACAGCAATCCGACTGATAAACTCAAAAAGAACTTTGCCGATTTCAAATGGCATTGGGATGAAACGAATCAGGATGGTATCGAAATGCAAGCTATACGTATTCAGCAGAGTTATGGTGATGTTGGCTTACTCGTTTACATGAATGAGGATAACGAAGTAAAAAGTAGGCTATTCTCGTATGAAGATGGCTATCAGATTATTACCCATAAAGACGATAACGGAGAACCGCTTCTTGATTGCGTGTATTATCGCACAGAGGATAATGTAAGACACATTGATGCATACGATAAGACATATCATTATCATTTCACAGATGTATTCGTTCAGGACGTTGATACAAACGAAGTACTGAAAGGCTGGTGCTTGGAAAGCAAGGAAGAACACGGATTCTCGGAGAGTCCACTTGTTACAAAGCGTGGTGATGTTGCTTGGAATAACGGTCAAGACCTTATCGAGCTATTCGAGATTATCTATAATCTGTTTGCGGTCATCCAAAAACGTCACGGATGGGGAATCCTTTATATCAAGGGTAAGCTCAATGAAACCGCAAAGAAGATTGCTGGTTCTATCATCTTGAATGATACAAGCATTGAAGGAAATGGAAGCGCAGAGTTTAAAACTCCACCTTCTCCACAGAACATGATTGAGTTCATGCAATCAATTCTCGACCAGTTGCAGATTGCTACAGGATGTACATTTATCTTGCCAAAGGATATTAAGTCTAGTGGCGATATAAGCGGTTTGGCAATTCAGATGACACGTTCTTTGGATATTGAGGAGGCTAACAATGCAGCTATTGAATGGCAGAATTTCGTCAGCAAACATTCAAGATTGTTCAAGGAAGGATTGGCAAAGCAGTTGGTTGCAAGCGGCGAGAATCCTACTGCTATCACTGAGTTTAAGCAGATGAGAATCAGTACATCATTTAAGCCTTGGCAGCCATTCGATGAAAGTGCATGGAATCAGATGCTTTGTACATTGAGCGGTGCAGGTTTGATTTCTACTAAGACTGGTGTTGAAAAGAATACTGTTTCTGCACCTGACGAGGAAGTAAGATTGCAGACTCAGCAAGAAGAGGCAGATGAACGTGCCGAAAAACAAGCTGAGATTACCGCAATGACAAAGAATACAAACAATAATAAAGAATAAACATGAAGGCAGAATCATTATACATACAGAAGTTGACTTACGATGAGAACACTGGTAATGAAATTATCGGTTTGTTCCCATCGGAAGCTAACCCTGCTATTGTATCATCATATACCTACGATGCAAAACGTATGGGTGGTGCTCCTACCCTTACTGCTACAATATATTCATCTGAGCCTTTGCAATGGAAGAAGGAAGAGTTCGTGGAGTACAATGGCGATAGATTCTTTGCGTCCTATACACCAAACTCTACAAAGGATAATTCGTCTAGAATGTGGAAGAGCGAAATCACTTTCACATCCAGAAGAGAATTGCTTGATAACACTCTGTTCTTTGATGTTGTCGTTGATGATGTTGATACACAGAACAAAGATAGATACCGCTCAAATCAGACAAAGTTCACGTTTGGTGGAACTATCAATGAGTTTGTTGCTCGCGTCAATAGCTCAATGGCATATTGCGGATTGTATCGCCCTACAGATAAATACAAGGGATATTACGTTGTTGTTGATGAAGGGTATGGAACAGATGAAGTTAAGGAAGTGTCATTTGAAGACCAATATTTAACTGATGTTTTACAACTTGTCAACACAACTTTTGAACTTGATTACTACTGGGATGGCAACGTTTGCCATGTCGGCAAGGTACAGCACGACTTAACCGATACACCTATTAAATATGGTAGTAGTGATGCTCTTATCTCTGTATCTAAGGAGAATGCGAACTATAAGATAGTTGATATGATAACAGGTTACGGTTCATCTGATAACCTGCCATATTATTATCCTAATGATGATGAGTTTGGCGAGGCAGTGTTCAATACAGAGAATATCAGCAAGGATAAAGTTAGTGTAGAATTATCAAAGTTCCTTAAAGATTCAAGATATAATGATACTCTCATCCTTTATAAAAGCAAGGATGGGAAGAATTATAACGGAAGTGTAGATGTAAGTTCAAAGACATTTGATAGATTTACTACCCCATCAAACTTGACGCAGGCTGATAGTCAATCTAACCCAACAGTTACTTGTATCTTTTCGTTTGATATTTTAATCAGCGCGATAAAAGGTCAGACGATAGATTTGACGAGTTTAGGGTTTGACTTTGAACTTAATAGCTCTGTTTCTAGAAAAGACTATATAACGAAGGTCGGAAATGCCGTCAAGAGCATATACTTATTCAAGGGAAAAGAATTATATAAGACTATCTCTAAAAGAATGAGTATTGGTAGTACTAGCACGTACACATTTGAAGAGGATGGAGATTTTACATTATCTATAGAATCTGAGTTTTCTTACAAATGCAAGGTGTACAAAAATAGTGCTGGCATTAATGACTTTTATGGCGCGGATAGTTGGAATGCAGCTTTTAGTGGAAGTGTTGAGTTCTTATACGAGTCAAAATCGGAATATGAATGGAAGAATGGAGACAAGTACATTCCTTACAGTGATGCTGGTATTAATGTAAGTGTAATCAGCGAGGCAAATTGCATTGAATACGACTATCAATTTGTAAAAGAAGGTGACAGATACGGATTCAATAAGGTTTATACTGGAACTGATGATAATGCAACAAAGGTAGTTGTTACTGATAGAGTATGGATAGCCCCATCATCGGTACTTATGCCTTCTATATATCGCAACACGAAAGGTGCAGAGCGTTTCTATTATGCTTTGAATAACACCCACAAGTTGCCAAGCGGTAGTGGATATTACGAGTTTGTAAACTTGTACAAGAAAGGAAATCCTCATCAAGGAACTGTTACTTTTGATGGTATAAAACCAACTATCAAGGGAATTGTAAATGCGGAAGGACAGTTATTCGGAGAGATTGCAGATGTTGCTTTCGATAAAGAAGATAGCGATGTAAAGGATAGTAACGGAAAATATATTCATAACTATTTCTATATAAAGCTACATAAGTTTAATGGAGATTTTGGCTTTGACTTGTTTGCACATGCTTTGGCTAGTGAACCTGCAAAGATAAATCTAATTAAGAGTAACGGATGCCCTGCTTGTTCGTTTACAATTGACTGCTATTGGAATAGCACAAAAAATAAGTGCTATAACAATGTACTTACTGACGGAAATGGAAATTTGAAGTCAGATAATGGAAAAATGAATAGCAAAGGTGATTATATTCTTAACGACACATACGTTGAGGATAACAAATCAAACCAAGATTCAACGAAAGAAGAGTTATGGATTGCGGTTCAGAAAGACACATCAACATTAGGTATCGTAATGCCAAACGCGAGTGCTGGCTTTAAACCGCAAAAGGGAGATTTGTTTGTCATCACAGGCATCAAACCACCAAAGGTTCTTGTAACGGCAGCAGAAAAAAGACTAGATGATGCTCTTGTCAAGCACATGAGCGAAAACAATACAGACCAATTTAACTACTCTGTTAAGTTTTCTCGCATATTCTTGCAAGAGAATCCTGACTTTGCAAGCAAGCTAAACGAGAATGCAAAACTGTCAATTCAGATACAAGGTGATTATGATAACGATGGAAATCTTATTAGTCACAAAGTTTTCGTCAGCAACTATTCAGTAAAGGTTGATAACGATGAGCTGGCAGAAGTTGAAATTGAGCTTGTAAATTCGTTGGAAGTTACAAAGAGTGATACAAAGCAGATTATTGATGCAGTAAAAGGAGAAACTGTTAAGTCTCTATCTAGTATTGTTGGTAGTAGTAATGCTAATAGCTTTAATGCTGGTATAGCAGATAAGATGTACCTCTCTAAATTAAACGATGACACCGCTAAAGGTACTATCACTTGGGAGAAGATTCAGAAGCTTTTAAGTGGTTTTCTTGTCGGTAACTTCAATTCCGAGAACGGAGGCTCGTGGACTCCCGATACAGAAGGTCGCTCGCATCTCATCACAGATTACCTGGAGGTGAGAATGAAGGCTATCTTCGAGGAGTTGGTAATCAAGAAAACCTCCACCATCGGTGGTAAGGAGATTCTGTCTCCTGCTGGAGGCGTGGTGGCTCATAAGGTAGAAGAGGTTACTGTGACATATAATAATGTATCACAGAAGGCTTATCGTTGCTATTTCTTAGCAGAGCAGGAAGGTGATTCCGTAGATAATGATTTCGCTATTGGCGACCAGGTGCGTTCTGAGTCATTCAACGTTCGCAAGGGCACTTACCATAAGGTGGGTAATCACTTTTACTGGCGTTTGATAATCGGTCGTGATGAGGAACCTGTGGAGTTGGAAGGAAAGAAGTATCATTATATCGACATCTCGGATACCGATTGCGCTACAGCAAGCGATGTTCCTGCTAAAGGTGATGTGTTGTCGCAGTGCGGTAATAGAACCGATGTAGAACGTCAGAACTGCCTTATCTTCTCGGCTGTAGATACCTATTCGCCATCCATCAGCCTCTACCACGGCATAAATAGCTACTCCTTTGCCAATAGGGAGTATGTGCAATATGGCGTAAACAAGCAGACCAATAAGGCTTTCTTTAACGTCTATGGTGATATGTATGTAGGCGACCGACCTACCAAGGAGAATGGCTATGAGGGTAGTAGCTACATCAAGTATGACAGCGCAACCAAGCAGGTATCTGTTAAAGGCAAGATTTCTGCCAAATCCACTGTAGATGGCAAGGAATTGTCTCAGTACATCAAGGAGAACTCAGCAAAGGGCTTGACAGAGGAGCAGGTGAACAATCTCATCAAGAACTCGCAGGTGATAACTGATTTGCAGAATCAGGTGGACGGGGCTATCGAGACGTGGTTCTACGAGGGTGTGCCTACTTTGAATAATGCTCCAGCCAGCAGTTGGACGACCGATAAGGATAAAGATACCCATTTGGGCGACCTTTATTATGACAACAAGACGGGCAAGGCATACCGCTTTGCCAAGGATGGCAACACCTATAAGTGGACTATCATTACAGATACCGACATCGCCAAAGCCCTATCCGATGCCAGCAAGGCTCAGGAGACGGCAGATGGCAAGATGAAGGTATTCAGCACACAACCTATTCCGCCCTATCAGGTGGGCGATATTTGGGTGAATGCTACCTATCCTACAGATGGCAGTACCTACAAGAATGAGGTATTGCGCTGCCAGACTGCAAAAGGTGCTGGTTCTCAGTTCGCAATCGGTGATTGGATAAAAGCATCTAAATACACCGATGATACCGTTGCTAACGCAGCCAAGGCAGCGGCGGAGAAAGCGCAGAAGGCGGCAGAAAAGGCGCAGGGTGACATCAGCAAATTAGGAACTACCGTCACCACCAACAAAAAGGCATTCGACAACTACGTTAAGGATGGCTACCTAGAGCCTTCCGAGATTGCAGCTATGGCGCAGGATTCCAAGCGACTTGAAGATGCTTTCGCAGCTGCCGAGAAGTCGTACAATGAAGTGAAGGGAGCAGAGGTGTTAAAGAGTACAAAAGAACTCACCGACCTTAATACTGCTTTCACTACCCTCTCTACTGCCAAGAAAGAACTCATCACGTATCTCTCCGATATTTCGACAAGATACAATGCGGCTGATACTAACGGCAAGGCTACCATCGTTTCAGCCGTTGGAACGAAGTTCACCAACTTTCAGTCTGCATACAGCGCATTTTACGACAAGCTGGGTTTGGCGAACGCATATATCACTAGCAAGATATATGGTGACTTGAAGCAGAATATTACCGACCTTGCAGGTTACAAGTACATCAAGGATGCGCTCGGTCAGACTACAGATATTGACGGTGGTCTTGTGATGACAACACTCCTCGCTTTGAGAGACGCAGATGGAAACGTTCAGAGTGGTATCAACGGAGCTATAGACCCGAATAGAGGAAAGAAGAGTATCGCAACGTGGTGGGGCGGTCAGATGGTGGATAAGGACTATAATAGCGGAAGTCTTACCCCTGCAACCTCCCTCGTCCGCTTCGATGGCTCGGGTTATCTTGCCAATGGTGCTATCTGGTGGGACGTGGACGGAAAGGTTCACGCAGACCCGACATCGTTTATCATCAGTGAGAAGAATCTGGGCGCATACCTCACCTTCTTTGAGCCTACGTGGAAGTCAGGAAGCGCAGGAACGAGCGTTGCTGACCTTGTGTCTTTGAAGCCAAACGCTCCATTCTCTAAACTTGGTGTATCGGGCGATGCTACATTCGAGGGCGCAATCTCCTTTCACGGCATCAAGCTCACGTATGATGCAGCCAATAAGGCTATCAAGATTGATGGTAATCTCTATGCCACAGGCGGCATCACAGCATACGGAGCAGCAAGTAGTGGCGCAGGCGGTGGCGGATTGAATGCAAGCGTAATCAGCTATGCGAGAATCATAGAGGGAAACTATACGGATGCGGACTTGACTAGCATTCCGAATGCCTATGCTATCAAGGCTCTCAGCAGTCGAATTGACAATATAGCTACAGAGCTTGGTGGTCTTAGCCTCTCTTGGGATAACATCACTGGCAAACCATCTACGTTTGCACCTAGTGCGCACACTCATAAGTGGGCTGAAATCACCGACCGCATCACGAAGGTAAGCCAACTTACTAACGATAGCGGTTATACAAAGAATACTGGTACTGTTACATCTGTTAGTCTTACTCTTCCTGCTGGTTTGACTTGTGCAACAAAGACCATCACAACAAGTGGTACGTTTGCCATCAGTCTTGCTTCTGGTTACTCTATTCCTACTACTGCAAAACAGACAGATTGGGATAGTGCCTACAACTGGTATGCTCTTATGACTACTGACGAGGAGACTGCGGACGGCATTATCAATAAGTGGAACGAGGTAGTGAGCTTCCTCGCAAATATTGCACAGACTGACACTTTGAGCGGTATTATTGACGGAATCAACAAGTCTATATCTGACGAGGTAGCAAGAGCGAAAAAGGCAGAAGGGGTAAATGCTTCGGGCATATCCGCAAACAAAGGGAGTATTGCCACCTTGCAAGGCTACTTCACAAACGGTTCAGCGAAGAAGGCTCTCCAGCTTACTAATGCTCGCAAATTGTGGGGAAATTCGTTCAATGGCACTGCTGACATCAATGGAAGCATCATCGTGCCTAGTGGAAAGTATATCTCTATCGGTAACATCAAGTTGGAGTATGATGCAGCTAATAAGGCGCTGAAGATTACGAATACTACGACCGAAGAGGTGGCTAACCTCTACACAAGTGGTGGTGTGTCCGCTTATGGTGTTGGAGCATCATCATCAAGCGGTGGTGGTCTCAATGGCTCTGTCAAGGCTTATGCTGATGCTATCAGGCTTACTACGGAAAACCTTTCAGAGATTGCTTCTGCATACTCCATCAAGGCTCTTGATTCTCGTATCTCCAGCTTGGAGGGTGGTAGTGCTACATCAATATCCGTATCGGGCAGCGGTAATGCGGTTACGTCTATCACCA